TTAGTTCCCTGCTCCTAAAAATTGATCCACAAAGAAACTGAAGTAAGATTTTTCTCCTGTGATTAGGACACACTTCCCTTCCAAACCGTATCGTAGGAGTTTGGCCTCCTGATCCTTGAGACGAAGAACTCCCTCTATTTTGAAAAAGTTCCCCTGTTCTGTCTGAGTGGCACTCGAAGCAATTGAGCTAATACGGGCCTCTAGCGTAATGGGTTTTTGTTTACTTCCCTGTGTGCTAAAGCGAATCCGATCGCCTACATGAATCGTAGCTATGTCTTTTGAAGGAATATAGGTAACAATCTTGACTTCTTTTTCTTTCTGAATGAGTGGATAAACTTGAGCCAAAGGAGTGCCTTCCGCTACAATACTTGCTCCTTTTGTTTCATCATTCAAATGAATCACCCCTTCATCCTTGGCTAGAATCTGAGTCTTCTGAAGAAGATTTTCTTGTGTTTTTAACTTACTGTCTAGATCTGCAATTTGCTGAGAAAGAAGTAGCAAATCTTGTCCAACCTTACTCAGCTGTTGAGCTTTCAGGGAGGCTATTTGACTATCTAAGCTGGTCGAAAAAGCTTGTTGGCTTCCAGATCCCGCATATTGGATGCGATAATTAGAAATACTCGCCTCTAACTGCTGGATTTGACTATCTAGCTGACTGATAAAAGAAGCTTGTGCTTGAGCATTTTCTTCTCCATGTGGTTGCTGAGCGTAACTCTGGTAGAGAGAATAAAGTGGATGAGTCGCATCCAGACTTCTTCCCTCTAGTAGAGCTGATTTTAGACTATGGTAATCAGCTAATCGCTTCTCTTGGTCTTGGATAACTTGGCCAATTTCCGCTTGACTGGAACTTGCACTGGCATTTTGAGAAGCAATGGTTGCATTTTGTTGATGGGCTTGCGCTTGGAGAATCGCTATTTGTTGCTGATAATCCTTAAACAGCTGGTCATACCCAAAATGCTCAGTTCCTGTAAATTGGCTCTCCCCGGTCTCAATGCTCGTTTTCAACAATTTTAATTGTTCCTCCTGTTTCTTTAAGAGGTCGAGCTGTTGCGTTAGGCTCATTCCTTGTTGTTTTTCCTGATCCTCTTGGTATTCTACCAAAATTTCTCCCTTCTTAATCTCTTTATTTTCCTTCAAATGGTTGACTTGAATGGGAGAATTACTCGTTGACTGGATTTGGTCCACCACGCGCGTAGCTTCAATCGTCCCACGACTAGATAAGGTCACTTCCTTCTTGGCAAAGACAGAGAAACCGACAACAAACAATAGTAAAAGAAAACAAGGGACTACCCATAAACTAGCAAAATTATGGAAACGTTTCTGATAGAATTCTGCACTTTCAAAATATTTTTCGTTCATCATACTCTCTTTTTTCTCCTAGTCCTCTCTTAACAAGTAACTAAATGGCTGTAATAGCCATTCTTTTTCAGTAGTTCTTCATGGCTTCCCTCTTCCTTAAGACGACCTTGGTCCATGAGGAAGACTTTTTCAGACCGTTCTGCAATCGTTAACCGATGGGCGATAAAGATAATGGTCTTATCTAAGGCCATCAAGCGGTCCACAATTTTCTTCTCCGTCAAGATATCTAGGCTGCTGGTCGCTTCATCCAGAATCAGAATAGGAGCATCCGTTAACAAAGCACGCGCCAAAGCAATCCGCTGCCGTTGACCACCAGAAATTCCCATGCCATCCGTAGTCAATTCTGTTTGGTAATTGAGGGGCATACGCTCAATGTCTTCTCGAATTCCTGCGATTTCAACAGCGCGCAAGATATCTTCCTGACTAGTTCCTTCCCGCGCTCCCAGTAACAAGTTCTCTAAAATCGTACCGTTAAAGACATAGGGCTGCTGGGGTAAATAATTGATTTGCTGGCGGAGCAAAGTTTTATCCACTTGCTGGATATCCGTTCCTCCTAGACGAATCGTCCCTTTATTGGGTTGGTAGAAATTCACCATCATCTTTGCTAGCGTGGTTTTTCCAGAACCTGAAATACCAACAAAACTTACCTTGCTCCCTTTTTTGATCGTGAGACTGATATCGGTAAGAACGTTAGCCCCAAAACCGTATTTGTAGTCTACTCCTTCAAAAACCAGATCACCATCGAGAGCCTCACGATCTTGAAGAGGTTTCTTCTCTACGAACTCAGAGTCTATCAAATAGACTTCATTCAGACGGGTATTGGCCACTCGGGCTGCTTGAAGTTTGGTTTGGAGGTTGATCAAGTTCTCTAAAGGGCCTGTGAAATAAACAAGGAGAGTGTTGTAGGTGATCAACTGCCCCAAGCTCAATTTTTGCTTCATGACCAAATGAGCTCCCAACCACAAGACCAAGACATTCAAAATCAACTGTGCCAAGTGCTTGAGTCCCTTTTGTAGACTCTCCGCCTTACTCATGGCAAAGGACTTCTTGAGATAGTCCACAAATTCTGAGTCAATCTTTTGATAGCGACTCCGCTCACTGGTAAGAGACTTGATAGTTTCGATCCCATTGATATCCTCGATGATGGAAGAAGACAAGACACTATTAGCTTCCATGGTTTCATTATTTAAGCGCTCAAAAGGCTTCATAAAGGCAAAAATAATGACCGCATAAATCGGTAGTAAGAGAATGGTCAAGAAAAAGAGGTGAGCATTTTGGCTAAACAGGACTACTGATAAAATCAAAACAATAGACAGATCCAAAAAGATTGAAAGCAGTGTACTAGCCAGAGCATCGATAATGCGGTTGGCATCTGTAAACCGCGACACCACTTCTCCTGTCCGTCGAGTTGCAAAGAAACTCATAGGCAACTGAAAAACATGCTTAATATAGGACAGAATGACATCAATAGACAAGCGTTGGCCTAAAACAAGAAGCAAGTAATCTTGCGCATAGGTCAGGACCTGCTGTAAGATGTAAACCACGATCAACCCTAGTGAAATCACACTCAGCGTCTGCTTCATCTGATCAGGCACATAGGTATCAATAATCGATTGTAAGTAGTAAGAACCCACAATATTGATGAGGGTTACCAATAACGTTGCAAGAACAATATGCAGAACCAATTGCCGCTGTTTAAACAAAAGAGGGACAAAATCTAGGAGCCCATTTTTCTTTTCTTTACTCGGTTGATAGGCTGGAGTCGGGGCCAAGGCGATAACAATCCCTGTCCATTCTTTTTCAAACTCTTCGATCGTTAATTTGGTCATCTTTACCTTTGGATCTGGATCTGCTATGTAAAGATACTTTTTATCTTTCTTATAGACTACGTAATAGTGAGGGAGACGCCCATCCTTGATCACGTGGACAATCAATGGATAGGTCACTCCTTCCAAGTCAAAAAGTGTGCGATCTGCTCGGAAGGCGCGTGTCTCAAATCCCAACTCTTCAGCCACCTTGACCAGACCTAAGGCGGTCGTTCCATCTGCAGTCGTTTTTGCCTTCTCCCGCAGACTGGCTAAAGAATAGTATGAGCCATAGTAGCCAAAAACCATGGCCAAAGCCGCAACACCGCAGTCTCTCATATCAACTTGTTGGCGATAATGTTTTTTCTTAAATCCCATAAGAACCCTTTCCAATCGTTTGTTTCATCTTAACAAAATGGGCAATCTGAGTAGAAAAAATCGCTATTTGGTTTATTATTTTAGGTATTCGGTCACAAAAATCTGCAATTCAGGAGAGTTGTTATTTATTTTGCAAAAGAAAAACCACCTATTTTACAGACGGTCATTTCTTTCTATGAAGTAACTTAGGGAGCAAATATCTAAGCAAACCCAGAAATCAACCCTTTAAGACAAAACAAAAAGCCCACTGTTGTAGGCTTTCTGCAAGTTTTTTCTTAAAATTAAAGCATTTTGTTATCTTGCTACGTTTATATAGAGAAAAGTAGACCTAACCCCGTTCTATATCTAACTTGATTTCTTCAAAAACTAGTAAATTCAAACAAGCTGAGGAAACATAAAGGGTAACAAAAAGGGGAATTAAATTGATGAGTTCGGTAAGCAAGTAAATTGCACCTGTCATAGGTGCTTTTTATTTTACTTTTCTGTCTAAGGCCTAGATTGTTCTAAGCGCTATACTACTGAAATACTAATGATCTCACTCTCAAAGAGAGAAATCTCAGTTGGTTCATCAGGGGCAGGATTGTCAATGAGGATAGTAATTTCATCTTGCTCATCATTGTCCATTTCGTCAATGAAATCTGTGACAAAGCCTTTTATGACTTCACCGTCACTATTTACTACCTGAACCCTTGATCGTAGGTAGTTCCAAAGTTGTTTACCCATTTTTATTCCTCTCTCAGTTGCTGAAATTCTAAAAAAAGAGGCTTACAGCCTCAATAGGAAATGGCGGGACGGACATTCCCCACCTCTCAGATACCCTTTCGGGTGCGTGTGCGTCCGATATTTTTCTACTTCATTTCCTCAGTAACATTGTATCAAAAGATTACAAAAAAAGCACCTAACGGTGCTTCTCCATCTGAGTGCGACGTACTTAACATACGCTTAATTGCTTTAATCACAGTTCAGATGTTTAAACAGTGTACTTATACCTGTATTTCTATTCTATACCACGCGCGCGCTTTTGGCAAGTAAAAACTACGGTAAATTTAAAAAAGTATGGTTCGGTATGTCTCGTAACTCACTGACCTCCTTTTCATATGAGTTCCATATTCTATTAGCTAAAATATCTGCAGCCTGTATTAAATAGTCATTCTCAGAAACACATGACTTAGTATGGACAACAAAATCCCCTTCTAAAATCGGAGGATAAAACTTCCCGTAGTTAAAGTTGGTAATCCCATGCTTCAACTCCTCCAGGATCCCCTCACCCAAACCATATAAACCATTCGTAGCAAAGCCTTGCTGATCAATATTCACAAAAAGCTCTATATCATCATTCTTGTTGATCAAACCTTGCTCTATTAGTTTTTTGAACAGATTTTTTATTACCCTCTTTAAGGCATAATCTTTAAAACGCTGACGTGATTTTTTATCTCCCAAAACACTTGCGCGAACATTTGGTAAATTAACTGACACAGAAAAACTAATCTCATCTTTAAGAACCTTAAAGAGGGCATTTTTGTGCTTTCTTTCAATATTCGCCGCTTTGAGTTCTCCCTCTATAGCTTTAGCTTTTTTTATTTTTGTATTAAGGGAGCGATAGCGTTTTTTAGCAGATATTTTCCCCTCGTCAGAAATAAAGCAAAAACCTGCGTACACAAAGTAGTTATGATTGGAGTGAAAGACCCCTGAGTCATCTATAAAGATTGAAATTTTTTTCATCTTTTTTTCCTTATTTATTACTGCCTATATTATACCATAATAACCTCTTAATTCTCCACTTTTGCGATTTTTTCTACATTTTTTATTCTATAAAAACCCCTAGATTCGTTTCTAAGGGCTTTTAGTTTATCCATGGTGTTTTAGTCGTCTAGCAAGAAATAAAGCGAGATACGGGCGAATATGAAGCCTCAGCCTACTTATATGCTTCTAGTTCTCTGTTTTGGTGGATTCTCGCAAAGTTTAAGACAGCTATCTGTTTGTATCTGTGGTAACTTGTAACACTAGTACCTGCCATCTCTACGCATTCGCTTATTGTTTTCTTTCTAATATAACAATAATGGATAATAAAGTATTTTCTGGCCCTTTTGTTCTCTATGCTATTGATGTCGTGGGCGAATATCTCCAACCCCTCACGGATTGCTTTTTCATGATCACCGCTCAAATTCCACTGATCAGGTAAGACAAGTTTCCAAGCCTCTTCATCTATTGCTAACCAGTTTTCACTTCCTGCCATTCTCTGGAAACGTAGAAAGTAGGTCATCCGCTCTCTAACGTTCATCATCGTTTTAAAGTTATCTAGCTCCATTAGTTCGCTCCTTCATGATATAATAATCATGCGAAACCATACCATGAGAGTCAGCCCTGTGCTGGCTTTTTTTGCTATTTCTCTAGGTTCACTCTAGCTTCAAGCTATGTAATCTTCTCTGTTCGTTCTCTGTTCAAGAGCTATTTTCTCGGCGTTCGCTCGGAGTTCAACACACATAACCCTGCCATTTATCAGGCATATTTTTTGCCACTACCTTACCAAAACTTACCATTCCTCTGGTTCGCTAAACATACTTTCAGGAAAGCCACAAACTGAAATTAAATACTGACAAGCGTTATAATCTACCCAAAGCGCTCCATCTTCTGAGTGGTGGAAATACTTATCTGGTAGCGTTCCAAGGTATGCACCCATTTTATAAATAGATACCCCACCTTTTTGGCTTGGTAACAGTCCAGTATATCCTCTACGCAACCCATGCTTCAAAGCGTTGCTATTGCCATTTTTTGGCTTTCTGTTACCCCTGTTACCTTTTGCCACCTGGTTTCCTGGCAAAAACCTGCCTAAGCTATCCCTTTCCATCTATTGCCTCCCTTTATCGGTGTTCGTTTGGAAATTTCTTTTATTCAGAACGCTTCTAAACGCTCTAAATAACGTTCTAAAAAGTGTACCAGTGTTTTTATCACTGATACACTTTTAGGTGGTTTATAGGTTCTTGGATAGCCCTAGAGCTGTATCAAAATGATTAGTGTATGTTTCGATGGCAGTAGTCAATTCATCACCAGCTAAAACTAACATGAAAGCTAAATCACTTGCTGAACCGTTACTATCAATAATTGGTGTATCTTGATAGCTCTTGGCTTGGCGTTTGAATACTTCTAACAGCTCCGCCAGTCTATCCTCTTTCATGATATAACTAGGTAAAGCAATGTTGTTAGCAGCTCCAATTTCATGTAACTTCTTAATGGCCAACGGATTGCGCTTGTATTTCTCTAAGTAACTTAGCAGCTCCTGCTCCGATACTTTCATAGTGCTCAGTAAATTCAACTCAGCAACACTATCAGCCGTTACTGTTTCATACTCTGATTTAATTTTCTCTAGTTCTGTTTGTTCAAAGTTCTCTAGCTTAGCTAGGATATTTGTAAACTCAGTATCTGAATACTGATCGGCTTCTTTCTTAAAATTCTCCAGGCGTAGCTCAGCCTCAGACTGATACATAATCCCATTTCGAACTTTCTCAGAAAGTTCTTTTTTCATTGATCCATAAGCCTCAATATTTTGTTGCTTATAAGTGCCTAGATTATCAATTTGCGCCTTAAGTTGTTGTAGTGTCATGGTGTGATACCTCTTTCTTTTTTTGCTATGACTAAAACAAAAAGAGACATGACAAAGAGTGTTTAAACTCTTATATCATGCCTCTAGTTTTCTAGTCAGCAGCTAAATTTTTTCTTTTTGCCTTGTTTCCTTTTGAATGGGTTTACCATCTTGCGTTGTGATGATTAGTCTACCAAACTCTGGTAACTTGGCTGACTTTATTATACCATTTTTTGAGTATAAAACAAAGCCTTTATCTAACATATTTTTAAGTTGTTCTGCATTTAACGCCATATTAAATCTCCTCTAGTACAAGTGTAGTTATAAATAAGTACACTTGTAAAAATCAAATCTGTTATTCTATTCTGTTTGCTACTCACTTTTGAGTCACAAAACTGTTAAGCAAAAATGGGTAATAGCTTGAAAGATAAGTAAATGTTGTAATACTTGTAGCCCTAAAGCGTTGATATAACTGATATTTTTAACTATTCAACGCTTTTTACCACCCTTTTTAGTGTACTTTAGCTCATTTTTGAGCTTTTTTGAGTTCCATTTTTGGAATGCAAAGCCTGCACCTTTTAAGGGTGCACCTGCACCCAGTACATACTTTTTTAACCTGCGTAGTTTTGAGCGACTTTATCTTTTAGGCTGCTAATTGAGTATCGTTTATCCTTAATCGTGAATGACTTGAAAAAGTTCCCCTCTAGGCCTGTTCTGACACGGCTGGCCACTCTGTCGCTATACATACTAGCGATTTCTGAGCTACTCAAGTTTGTAGTGATGATGGTTTTTTCTCTGTTGCTGAGAATATCAAAAATAAACTCTTCTTCCCAGGCAGACTTCCCCTTATTGCTGAGACTCTCTGATTTTATACCTAAATCATCGAGTACCAGGAAATCAGCTTCTTTTAACATTCTTGAGTAGTAACCCTCTTGGCTAGTGTAACTAAAGCTCTCTCTAACTCGTCTAAGGATTTCTGTTAGATTGACAAATAACACGTTCTTAGGCTCTCCTTTGGCCTTGTAGCCCTCGTTTATAGCCTTAGCAACAGCAACGCTTAAATGACTTTTCCCTATACCTGTTGATCCTGTAAATAAGGTGTTTCCTGTCATACCATTTAGATATTTCTCTACTTGGCCTTTTGCAAACTCTAGTAGTTGTTTTTCTTCGGCTGTCTCAGCTATAAAATTCTCAAAATTAGCAGCTTTTAGCTCTTTAGGTATTATACTGTCTCGCATAAGGACATTGTAGGTTTTTAAATAAGCCTCAGCATTAAGGCTATCGTTTACCCCCTCTTGTTCCTGCTTATCTATTAGCTCCTGGCCACATTTAGGACAAAATTCCAGTACTTTCCTTTCCACACTGCCTTTTATAGGTGTTGAAATTTGCCAATAATTAACATGGTGAACTTCGCACACCTTTTCACTAATTTTTCTGTTGTTATATTGCTCAAATTTATTTTCCATTGCTCACCCTCCTAAAATGGGTTTTCCTCTGTTCGTGTTTTTAGCCACTCCTCACGGCTAATAGGTTCTGCTTGCTTAGGTGTCTTTTTCAGCTTTTTCCTTTGTTCCTCATGCTGCTTAACTTGCTCTACAGTTTTAAGTCCTAGCCCCTGCCAGTTTGAAAGGATTGATCTTGTATATCTAATTGACTTACCAGCATTTAGGATAGTTACTTCAAGAGCGTAGATTACTAACTCTTGTCCGTGGATTTCTAGCAAGTCTCTCACTTCGTCCACCATTGTCTCATTAACTGCCATCTGTCCAAAAGCTGACTTTAATTTTTCAAAGATTGGATTTTCATGCTCGTCCTCGTCATTCTGACTTGACCTAGATTGACTTAGATTATCTTGACTTGACTTATATTGACTTATATTGGGTAAACCAATGGTTTCCATTTGGTTACCCGTTGGTAAACCAGTATATTTTTCAGGTGGTTTCTCTAATAAATGCTTATAGATACTAGGGCTGTATCTGTCTTTTCTAACAGTGTTCTGCTCGTGAAAATCAGTGATAAAATATACCATTTCATCATTCAGAGGTCTAACAAAATCCTTGACTATCAAAAGTCCTAGGTTATCCTCACTAACCCCTATCATTCTAACAACAGGGAAAGCCTCTACAACTCCATCATCATCTGAGTTTTGAATTAAATGAAAATATAGAGCCTGTGCCTCTAACGGCAACCTCAAAAATCTCTGAGTTTGGGTTACTGTCTTACTTATCATTCTTCGATTTCCCATTTTTATTCCGTTGTACCTCCTTGTTAATTCTCCTGATGATGTCATAATAAGAGTGATCAGGAGGAATGACATAGCCCTCTATTTCAAATTCCAACCATTGCTCCACACCGTCCACAATTACCTTGCGTAGATTTGTGATGGTGGGTTTCCATTGTTCTTTTTTCTTTGTCATTATTCCCCCTAATCTACTGCAAGAAAATTGTATATATCGGTTTTGCGGTAATAAATCTTCTTGCTGTTCTCAAAAGGTGACTGATACTGTTTTAAGCCATGTTTTTCCCAATTATTCAACGTAGTTCCACTGATCCGTAACTTCTCCAGTAAATCAGCTCTGGCGATTAAATCCCAGCCGTCATTATGCTGTTTTTCAATCTCAAGTCTCTTCTCTAAGTGATCGCCCACTTTCTCCAATAGCTCAAGCTCTGCCTCTCTTGATAATAATTGCATTGCAAACCTCCTCTTGTTCTCTACGCTCAACCCCTTGCGCTGGCAATCCGTTGACCGCTCTTGTAATAATGTCATTAACAGTAAGAATTCCTAGGCCATCACAAGCCTCCTCATAGGTATCTGCAAACCTATTGAAAGTATTCTTATAAGTAGCCATGATATTAAAAACAATTACGGTTGCTGCACGCCTCCCATAGAGTTGAGAAAGCTGAGCCTCGGCTCTTTCTTCGCTCTCGTTTCGTTTTTGCATTCTTTCCCACTGTTCGGGGGTATAGTCTGACTTCTTAACAGTAAAAATGCTGTTTCCTGGTATAATTGCACTCATTTTATTCCTCGTTAGTGTCCCGTTTATATAATTGCTCCAGGACTTTCTCCCAAATTTGGGAAAAAGTCCATCAGCTTTTTAATGCCGTTTACTATACATCTCACCTCACGCTCAGACTCGCCAAAGTTTGAGAGCGTGAGAAAATACCAGTTTAAAGAGTTAGCGCTCTCTCGTTTGGGCACAAATCACTATTTTGTGATATTTTCAAATAAATACCTAACTAAATCCCATACTTGCTTCTTCGGTTTTAGTTATCTAAATGAAAATCTTGTTTATATAGTCCTCTAATACATCATCTAACCTCCATAACTTCAAGCCATTTCTTCATTCTTTTTAGTTGTCTTTTGCTGATATATCCCCGCTTCTTGTAAGCAATAGCCCACTCATTAAAATACTCACCAAATAAGGATATACTTACGAACGATAACAAGATAACCCCTACGCTTAATAAATCACTAATCATTAGACCCCCCTTATCTAGCTTGATAGCTATCTACAAATGCCCACCATGCGCCACCCTCCAATGAAAAAAGCTCGTTTAATTCATCGAAAGAGAGTTTCTTATTGAGATAATCGATCAAAATCTGATATAGATTAGGTTCTTTTGCTTTCATCTCTTGAATAAGTTTGTCAAAATCTAATTGTGTTGCATCCATTTTTGATACCTCGTACAGATCATTTTGCGTCTTATACCCAGATATGGTATAATTTAAGTAAATAAAATTCCCTAAAACCTCTACAATTTTTTAATGTTACGGGTTTTAGTCTATCATCGTAAAAAGCCTTGCTAGTTTGCCGACTGTCTAGGCTTTTTTGTTGCTCGGATTTCTTTTAGTGAAAGGTAGCAAGAAATCTTATAAATCTTCTACTAGCCAATTCATGACTGCCTCATAGATACGCTTTGGAGCGTCATAGTCTCCATTTTCAACTTTGGTATAGGTTTGTGGTTTAACACCTAATTCTTCAGCTACAGCCTTTTTAGTCTGCTGAGCCTTAGCACGTTTAACACGTACCTTTTCAGCTAATTCCGTTGAAATAAACATACCAGCCCTCCTTTCCAAACAGACTTTTTTGTCTTTTTTTATCCTTTTGTGTTATAATCGTTTTTGAAAGGTAGCAACAAAATGACAAAAAATAAACTTAAGGAACTTAGAAAAAAAGCAGGTTTGTCTCAACTAGACATAGCAAATGAGCTTAATATATCTGTAAAGACTGTCTCACGTTGGGAAAATTTAGAAACAGATATTAAGCCTAATAAAGCAGAAGAATTAGCAAAATTGTTAGGGGTATCTGTTCCTATACTACTCGGTTATGGGTATCAAGAACCCATCAAACACTTAGCTTGGGAGTGTAATATACCTAAATTGAGAAAAGAAAGAGGTATAACTCAAGAAACACTCTCTAAAGAGACTTCTATCCCTTTAGAGCTTATAAAAGAGTGGGAGAATAATAACGGTAGCTACACACCAGAACAGTTAAAAATCTTAGAAAAATACTTCGAAGTCTCTATCCCAGAGATAGTAGGATATTCTATTGCTCACTCAGAGCTAAGAAACGTGATAAATGAGCTTTCTGAGGATAGTAAACAAAAGCTATTAAGTTATGCTAAAGACCTAAAAGCCTTAGAGGATTTCAACAAGGCAAATAACCCGTAAAATGCCCTCTAAGCGATTTTATAGATCAGCTATATAAATTATCATCACACCTAAAACAAACGAAAATAGGGCTGTTCTCGTAGCTCTCAGCGCTATATAAAAACAATATTCATAAATACTTAACTAAATCCCATACTTGCTTACTGATGTTAGAAAGGTATGACTATGAATATTACAGAATACAAAAAGAAAAATGGTACTACTGTGTACCGTGCAAGTGTTTATTTAGGAGTTGATAAACTTACAGGGAAAAAGGCCAGAACAACAGTTACGGCCAACACTAAAAAGGGCGTTAAAATCAAAGCTAGGGAGGCTGTCAATGCTTTTGCAGCTAATGGATATAGTATAAAGGAAAAGCCAATTATTACAACCTATAGGGAGCTGGTCGCTTTATGGTGGGAGAGTTACAAGAATACAATTAAGCCTAACTCTCAGCAATCTATGGAGGGGATCGTAAGGCTTCATATTTTGCCTGTATTCGGCGATTATAAGCTAGACAAGCTCACTACTCCTATTATTCAGCAACAAGTCAATAAGTGGGCTGACAAGGCCAATAAAGGCGAAAAAGGGGCATATGCAAACTATAGCTTCCTAAACAATATAAACCGCCGTATTCTCCAGTATGGAGTTACAATGCAAGCGATCCAACACAACCCAGCTAGAGATGTCATTATCCCACGTAAGCAACAAAATAAAGAGCATAAGGTCAAATTTTTCAGCAACCAGGAACTAAAACAGTTTTTAGACTACCTGGAAGATTTGGATCAGTCTAGTTATGAGAATTTCTTTGACTACGTTCTTTATAAGACATTGCTGGCTAGTGGCTGCCGTATCGGTGAGGCTTTAGCTCTTGAGTGGTCTGATATTGACCTTAAAAAAGGCACTATCAGCATATCTAAGACTCTCAATAGATACCAGGAAACAAACACGCCTAAGTCTAAAGCAGGTCTAAGAGAAATTGACATAGACAAGGCTACAGTTTCCCTGCTCAAGCAATATAAAAAACGCCAACAAGTCCAGTCATGGCAACTAGGACGGTCTGAGGGGATTGTCTTTACTCCTTTTACCACAAAATACGCCTACGCTTGCTTGCTAAGAAAGAGGCTACAAAGTCACTTTAAAGCTGCTGGCGTTCCTGATATTAGTTTCCATGGTTTCCGACATACTCACGCTACAATCATGCTATATGCTGGCATAGAGGCGAAAGATTTACAGTATAGACTAGGTCACTCTAATATCTCAATGACTTTGAATACTTATGTCCATGCTACCAAAGAGGGAGCTAAAAAAGCTGTCTCAATCTTTGAGGCAGCTATCAGCAATTTATAA